CTTAAATATTATAGTCCTAGTGGGAAATATTATGGGCAACCTGATTATCTCACAGTTCTTAGACAAATCAATACTTTAAATCAAGCCGATACCTACAATAGTAGTTTTTTTGAAAATGGAGCAAAACCAGGATTTGGAATTATTTTTGAAAACTCTGCACCAAATGAAAAACAACAACAAGCATTTAATCAATTCTTTTCATCAAATTACAAAGGTTTTACAAATGCTCACAAGTCACTATTAGCCTACACAGGTAAAAGTAAAGAGGGTACGCCACCTGCAAAAATACGATTTGAAAAGCTTGATAGTATTGAAGATATGAGTTTTGAGAAACTTAAAGGTGTAGGTAGAGATGAGATTATAGCAGCACATGGTGTGCCACCAAGACTAGCTGGTGTCATAACTGCTGGTCAACTTGGTGGAGGAAGTGAGCTTATAGATCAACTTCATGCATTTAACGAGATAACAATAAATCCAAAAAAAAGAAAAATTGAAAGGTTTTTTGAAAACATAGGTATTCATTTAAAACTTGAAGATTTAGATGTAACTAGTTTCAAAGATGATAGTGATCTAGTTACGAACCTTGTTGATAGAAATATTATAAGTCAAGTAGAAGCTAGAGAACTTTTAGGGATGATAAAGAAATAAATATGTTTATATTGCCGTTTAAAACCCGTTTAAAAATCAAAAACTATTTTTATTCGATAAATGTATCATCTAAGCATATAAAAGGCTAAATAATGGCTTATACACCACAAATAAAAAAGGAAGCTTTAAATCTCGTAAAAGCAGGTGTACCTATCATAGATATTTGTAAACAGTTAAATATTAAAAATAGGGGGACTCTTCATAATTGGATAAAAAAAAGTGAAAATAAAGATATCAATGAAGAGTCTATTGAAAGCATAAAAAAACAAATAGCAACTTTGAGTAAAAGAGCACCAACAGAAGCAAATAGTAGAAAACTAGCGATGCTTACAAAATCTCTCGAAAGATTAGAAAAGAAATCAAAGAAGATAGTAAAAAAATCAAAACAAAACATCATACACTCCAAAGATGTGCAAGTATTTATAGATAAGCTTCTTGAACCTAACTATGGACTCTATGAGTACCAAAGAAAGTTTGTGCTTGATACTAGTCGTTTTAGAGTGTGGTTAAAATCAAGACAAATAGGTGCAACCTACGGATGTAGTGGAGAGTGTTTAGTAGAAGCTATGAGTGGTATGGATCAGCTGATACTCTCTGCATCTGAAACACAAGCTTTAAAGTGGTATGCAGAGATACAAAAACATGCTGAGAAACTTGACATTGCATTAAGTGGAAGTACATCAGAGATCAAAACACCAAGCGGAGCTATTATATATATCTTTGCCAATAACTTTAGAACTATCCAGGGATTTAGTGGTAGCGTGTGGATGGATGAGTTTGCATGGTATCTAAACCCTAAAAGGATATGGGAAGCTTTTATACCATCTATTACTAGTGTAAAAGCAGGGGAAACAAAAGCAAGAATAACGATACTAAGTACACCATTTGTACAAGATAGTTTATTTCACAAGCTGGTACAAGACACTATAAAATATTATATGTTTTCTCGTCATACTACTACTATTTATGATGCTGTTAAAGATGGACTAGATGTAGATATACAGATATTAAAAGACCTCTTCGATGAAGATAGCTGGGCTATGATGTATGAGTGTCAGTTTGTGGATGATGATAGTAGCTTTTTCCCTATATCACTTATCAAATCTTGTGTTAAAGATTATAGCTATTATACACCACCGTTGCAGAACATACTGTGGAGTGGTTATGATGTGGGAAGAGTAAAAGATTTATCTAGTTTAAGTTGTTTGGATTTAGTAGAAAAGAGATATACACTTGCTATTCAAGATGTATATGAGAAGATGAAATTTGAATCTCAAAAAACAGTATTAAGAGACCATTTAAGGGTATTTAAAAAGTCAAATATCCGTATAGATATGACAGGAATAGGGAGAGATTTAGCTGAAACTATGGAGAGTGAGTTTCCTAGTCAAGCGGAGGGTATATACTTTACAGCGAGTTCTAAAGAGTTTATGGTTTTAAATCTGAAAAAGATGTTTGAGGAGAAGTTGATCACGATACCAAATGACCCTACACTTATAGCAGATATTCACGCTATCAAAAGAAAAGCTGGATTAAAAAGAATGTTATATGATGCAGATAGAAATGTACATGGTCATGCAGATAGATTTTGGAGTTTGGCTTTAGCTGCTAAGAAGTTGGATATTTTAGAAAGAGGGGAAGAGGATGAAGAGTCTAGTGGTGGTGCTGCAATACTTGGCTAACTCACCTTGATATTTTTAAGTGTTTTTTTTAGATCATTTGCAAAAGTATCACTTATATCTTTTCCTAGAACACCTAAAGCTCTATCAAGATTTCCACTTTTAAGATAGTTACTTATCCCTTCTTCAAAATATGGTTGAGCTTTTTGCCCTTTTTTACTTGGTGCTTTACTTTTACCTCTAGCCTGAGTTCCTGTACCTTGATGTACATAAGGGGCATATTCAGCTAGTTCAGTATTACCTATAGAGATTTCAAGATTGCCAATATTATCATCAAAGACTTCTATATCTCTTTCAAGATTACCTGTTTTATATGGAGCTACATTCTTAGCTTCTCTTGTTATCTCTTTAGATACTCTATAAAGTAGATTTTTTAAACTTTTAAGTTCATTACTCATTTTTTAGCTCCCCTATATATTGCTTTTGTATATAGATGAGTGCATCTACAAAATTACCTGTAAAACTATGTTTAAGATGTGTAAATCTACACTCCTCTTTAAATATCTCCAACTCATTTGCTTTAGCTATCATCTCATCATCAGGTGCTACATTTTCATATATTGCCAGGATCTTATCATCTTGTTTTACACAGATCCCCATAGGTGCATCTTTTACACCCTCATAGTCACTATATGGTGGTTTAAAACCAACTATATCAATCTCCCAACCATAATCATTACTTACCCCTATATTAAATATTCGTTCCATTTTTTCACCCTTGTTAAGATTTCACCATTATCTACATTTACTATTTTATTACTTACTGCATTTTTATTAAAGTAACTTGTTCCACCAACACTTGGCGAAAAACATGTTACTAACTCATCTGCTTCATAAACTAAAGTATAACCGCTATTTGTTAAAGCTACACTTCGACCTACTGTTTTACTATGAGGTGCTTTATATTTTATATCATTCAAAGCCCCAACTAGTTGCTTTTCACTTAAGCCATGTTTTCCACCTACAATTTTATCATAAATATGGGGTTTGACTTTTGCTTCGATACCTGTTTTATCTATATGCATTAGCTTATAGTTCTTATCAGCTGTAGTGTTTTTTACCTTGTACTTTTTACCTGTAACCTTATCAGTTCTTTCCTCTTGAGTTACCCATACAGGTTCTAGTTCCGTTCTACAAAAACCATGATAGGGTGGCATTCCAAAATTACTCTTTAATTTTGTAGTAAATACAGGTTTACTCATCCAAGTAGCAGCTTCTTTTTTTTGATCTATATTTTTTGCACTCAGTATGTTGTCAATTTGATTACTTAAATGTGCTGCTTCTATTATTTTACCATTCATAAATCTACATATATCACTGGTCTTACCATCTATCCTAGCTCTTACTTGAAAATGTTTTACATCATACTTTAAAGCTTGGTTCACACGGCTTATATTTTGAGATTGGCTTATTGTGTTGTCAGATACTAATTTAAAATAATTCTCATCTTTATCTATAACTCTAGCAAACTCTTCTTTTAGTTTAGATGTTATTGAAGCTCTTGTTATATCACCTTTATATGCAGATTCAATAGTATCTTTTATCTTATTTTGTGTTATAGCACTATAATCTTTTCCAACCCATAGAAAGCTTTTTCTCATAGATTCTATAGCTTTTAAATCAACTTTGTTAAATACTATAGCTGTAGTACCAACACTAGAAGCAATAGCTATTTTTTCATATATGGTTTCAAGCTGTTTTGTTTCAAAAGGTATATTAAACTCACTTAACTTACTCTCAACTATAGTTAAAAGTGTAGTTCTATCTTTGGAGTCAAAGTTTTTGTTTATATAAATAAGTAGATCAGATAGGAAAGATTCTAGATAAGTTTTAGTAGTGTTTGACTGAAGTTGTACAAACTCATCAATGAGAGTAGTTAAGGACTTCTTGTTTGTAATTTTCGATTTTATTATTTGTTTCGTAAGCTCTTCTTGCATGATCCCTCCACATAGTATCAAATGTAACAGCTTCAACTGTTTGAAATGTATATCCGCAATCGTTACAAAGTCTAAATCTATCTACAGTTTCACCTTTAACAGTACCATTGACTTTAGTTCTACCTGCACATTTAGGACAAAGCATCTATACACCTCCATCTTATTTTTAATAAAAGAAGTATCTGCCACTAAATGGCGATACTACTAAACTTTAAAAAGTTTAGTAGTATATCAAATTATATTGCATAATGCAAGTAAACTTTAAGTTTACATTGCTTTTTGTTATTATTTATTTTAGATTGTTGAGAGCTACTATAAGATTAGTAGCTTTTCCCTTTAGTAGATTGTCAAGGGATGTAGTGTTGTTTTTTAATATTTTAGAAGCAAACTTTAAAAGTGCTTTTTCGCTTTTATCTCTAGCCTTTTCTTGCCACAAATCTTTTATCTTTTTAATCTGTGGTTGAGTTGACATATATACCATAGGTATATCACTCACTTTTTTAGTACAAAAATCAAGAAGTAATTTTAATTGGTCTATAGATAACTTTGTAGTGCTATCCACACCAAAGCGTGAAACTATAAACTCTCTTCGCTCCTCATCATCAAAAAACACATTTGATTTATTCACCTGTATCTTTTGGATTAACTGTTTTTTATATTTTTGTTGTGCTTGGGTCACTGATTTTCCTTTTTGCGTTTTACAACAACTTTACAACCAAAGAAGTGTTTATTTAAGGGGTAGTTGTAGATGTTGTAGATGTTGTAGTGTTTTGAGTTGTTTTATTTCCAACCGTTAATTTCTTTTCTAAATCTATATATCATATCCATAAAGTTATCCCAATTTGTCCATCCTTTTTCATGTAGATGAGCCATCCAATCTATAGTTTCTGTTGGGCTTTTGAAAAAATCCTTAATAGAAGCATGATACATTTCATTATAATGCTCTTCATCTGCACAAACAAATCTCCACTTTCCCTCTTCTTTAATTATCTCATGGTCTGTAGTATCTGGTCTTTCCAATGAAAAATGAGTTGCCTCTTTTTTCTTGCATATTTCACACATCGGTTTTTTTGTAAACATTTTATATCCTTATTTTTATTTTTCCTACAACTTCTACAACATCTACAACTACCCCATAAATAAGGGGTATTATAGTTGTAACTATAATAAGTTATATATAAATCTATTCTTATCTTTTGTAGATTTCCAAAAAGTACCTGTAAATTTATCTAGTGTATTTCTTGCTGTTACATCATCTTTTTTATAACCTAAAGATTGTAGTAGTTGTGTTTTGTTTAATCCATCAGAGTTATTTTTTAAAGTACTTTTCGTGTTTGAAACAAACTCTTTTTCATAATTATTCATTCTTGAATATATAGGATCAGCTTCAATCATTTTCAGTGTTTTAGTACAAATAGTAAAATCACAACTTTTTATACCACTTCTTTCTTTTTCAGTAGTTAAACTTACTGTTAGACTTTCACCATCTACTTTGTTTAGTAATTCTTCTTTAAACATTGCATCTGATGAGTTCTTTAGATTATTACTTCCTTCGTAGTTTTTACCATCTTTGTTCGAGTGGGCTATAAAAAGTATAGTTGCACCAGCTTCTCTTATATCCATAAGTAAATTCATCATATACATAGCTTTTTCATTATTTAGTACATTTGTTACATTTCTAACGCTATCAATAATAAATACCATATCCTCATAAGCATGATTTCTTGAGTGTTCTTTACTTGCTAATTTTTCAAGTGTTTCTAACGGTGTATCTACTAAATCACTTCTATGTAAATACTTAAAATTTGAATATTTATTTACAAGTAGCTCCTCAACATTTCGAGTTGCAAGTTCATCTATTGGATTGTCTAAATCCATATAATAAACCATTTTTGCTAGATTATTACTACATATGTAAGCAGCTGTAGCATAATTCAGCCATGTCTTACCATTACCACCATCAGCATAAAACATTGTTATCATTCTTTTAGCTAGAAACTTTTGTATTAAAAACTCTGTCTCTTTGTGTAGCTTTTCTGATGTCAGTGCCATTTGATTTAAGAAATCAACCATTGTTATCCTTTCTTATTTTTCTAATTTTTTTACTTTTTCTTTCATCTCTTTAATAAGATCATCCATAATAAGACTAAAACCGCACTGATCATCAGTACTCATTATTGCATCTTCTATTTGCCAATACGCTATTGCATTAGCCATAAATTGCATTTTGCATGATATATTTTCCATATCATCAAAAAATCTATACTTTGAATAGTTTTGTTGTGTGTTTTGTGTATCCATGTTGACACCCTTTTAAAGTTTATTTGAGTAAATACTCTATAAGGCTATCAACAAAAGAGATAGCCCTAAGAATATTTCTTAAAGCTAATTTCTCTCTATAAATCCCATTTGAATAAGTTTGCTTGCATAGTTTTCTACAGCAGATACACTCATACCTAAAGCACCTGCAATCATAGGATTTGGCAACTCTCTTTGTCTTAGTGCATAAACTTGAAGATATTTTCCTATATCTCTTTTTTGAGAACAAAGACTTAGATTTGCTAGTTTCATCACTAGGTTTTCATTTGATTGTTTCTCTTTTTGTAAAGCTAAAGCTTCCTCTCTTAAAATATTGATTTTATCAACTGTAATATGAAACTCTTTTTCGATATTTAAAAAATACTTTCTAGCTTCTCTACCTTTTGGATTGTTTTCAAGCATCGCTAACTCTTTTGCCATATCTATTGTTACGATGTAATCTTTATATGTTGTTGTATTACCTTGAGCTGTCGGTCTTTTTTGGTCGATAGCTTCAAAGTCTATATTTTCTCTAAAATCATACTTTGTAATTGCTCTTTGTATCCATTTGTCAAATCTTGTTTTAACACCTAGATACTCATATATCTCTTTTGCATTAACTGAGTTTACTTCAGCACCATTGATTTCTTTTGTTGAAATTGATATAATTTCGTTCATCGTTTATCCCTTTTTGGTTTAAATTTTGAGGTTTGTATTACTAGTACAAACACTCTATAAGACTATTTTTAGGCATTGCTTTATTGAAGCCTAAAAATAGCTCTAAGAATGTTTAAATTCGGTATGTTTTTTTGATATATATGTGAAATAATATACTAAAAAAGTATATTTGTCAAGTAGTTTTAATTTATTTTGTAGATATTAGATACTATTTAGTGCTGTTTTGAAGTCTTTAAATACTTCTAAAGTATGTTTGTAACTATTTATTTCATCTTTCATACTCTTAATTTCAAGTAAGTTATTCATAGAATTAATTGCCCATTGTGGTGTTTCACCTTTTGAAGCCCAATTTCTAACAGTTTGTTCAGCTATTCCTATAGTTTCAGCCAACTGCTTCTGTGTCATTCTAAGCTCTTTAGCTGTTTTCTTTACGATATTATCTTCCATTTTATCCCTTTTTGTTCTTTTTATTTTATCTTAAAATTGCTTAGCAATCTTAATAATACCTTGCATATATGCAAGGCACTATAAAACTACTTTCTCACTTTCTCTAAATTTCTCATCAACCAATTCTCTATGATCTTCTTTTGTTCATCATCTGCTTTCTCATATATCTCATCAAAGGGATGTTTTGATTTTAGATGAGTAAAAAGCACTTTTAAAAGCCATCTATTTAAGTAGGCTATATCATCACTCTTAACTTCTCTCATGAACCCATCAAAAAAGCTAGGAAAATTCTCATACCTATCAACATAAGCCAAAAATCTACCATAAGCCTCATCCATCTTTGCATCACCTGTTTGTGGTGTAAATATCATATTCATTGTTTTCTTGCCTCTCGTAACCATCTTTCAAGCTTATTATTTTCTGTCTCTAAAATCTCGACTTGATTTTCCAATACTCTTATTCTGTGCCTACTTTTATTTTGCTTATCGCAGGTTTTTATAAACATTTGCCATATCTCTTCTTTTGTTAATGTTTTTATCATTTCCCCATCTTCAATTAAATCACTCATATCATCCTCCAGTTGTATATCCGCAAATCTTACACTTCACTATATGACAGCAGTATGTTCCGATAGTTTCAAAGTCATGGTTACACTTTCTTTGTAGTTGTATTATTTTGCCTCTACGCTCTCCGATTTTTCTCTGCCAAATGTTGGCAAACTCTTGACATTCTTGAATTTCTATCTCTAATTGTTTTATCTCTTCTTTTATTTGTTCCATACTTTACCTTTCAAATATCTACCATTAAATGGCGATACTACTAAACCTCTAAAAGGTTTATGTAGTAATCTCAATAGAGCCTTGCTTGCAAAGCTCTATGAAGCTACTTTTTTTGTATTTTTTCTAATTTCACTAGATATTTTTATAACTTGTAAAGCTGTATCTTTTAAACTTTTATCAAT